TTGCAACCCTCCTAGCGAACAGTGTAAAGTATTTTCTAACTGAAAGTCAACCTAAAAATGAAATATAGAAAGAATTTTTTATTTTTACATAGTTTGATCATAGCTTGATCATAGTTCAAAAAAAATAAAAAAAAATATTAAACCATTGATTATATTATATTATATTATACTATATTACATAGTTTTCATAGTTTTTATAGTTTAAAGTATATAATGTATAGTAAATATATAATAAAAAAAAACATTTTATATATAAGCTAAGTGACCCTAAAACCCTGTAAACTATGAAAACACTGATTTATCAATGGTTTAACTGTGTAATACTGTGTTTTAACTGTGTAATACTGTGTAATCACTTGACTTTATACTTAATTTTAGCTATATTATCAATTAGGAGGAATAATTATGGCTGGAAAAAATAATCTTGTTGTGCCAAGCTCGGAGTTGGCTCGAAAAAATGGACGTAAAGGTGGTATTAAAACAGGTCAAATACGAAGAGAAAAAAAGAAGCTACGTGAACTTGCAACTGATATACTTAATTTAAAAGCACCTGTGCATAAAGTTGAGGCTATTCAAAAATTATACCCAGAAGCAACTGAAAACATGACACTGAGCGAGCTAATGTTATTTGCACAAATGAAGAAAGCATCGGATGGAGATGCAAAAGCTTTTGAATTACTTAGAGATACAGCAGGACAAAAACCAGGTGAAAAAGTTGAATCAACAAATACTAACATAAACGCAGATGTTCCACTTACAAATGAGCAGATAAAAGAAGCGGGTGAAATTATTGCTAAAATGATTAATGGGGAATAATGGTGGCTTTAACTCCTAAACAATTAGGGAAGGTTGTTTTATCGCAAGGGTTTGAGACCTGGATGAAGGCTATGTTTTACCAAATAGAAGGGCGTATTTTTACAAGAGAGCCTTTGCATGACAAGATATTTGATACATTTCAGCGCGTATTTGATCTTGATGAAATATTACAATACATAAATAAAAACTTACCACCTCGATCTGGAAAAACTATAACAGCATGTTATTTTATTGCTTTCGTTATTGCTCATAAGAAACAATGTGAATTTATTTATACGTCTCAATCTGCAAAGCTATTGCGTGATGTAGCAGATAATATATCAAAAGTTCTTAATTCTGAAATATATAAATCAATGTATGGGTTGGAAGCTGAAACACAATCCGTATCAACTAGCTTTGTTGATGAATATTTCAAAAATTACTTCGAAAAAACACAACGAGAAGAGAGAACATCGTTTAGTGCCTCTTTGATTAAAGTTGGAAACGCTAAAATACACCTCTCACCTCTTGGTGGGCAAATCGTCGGACTTGGTTTTGGTGTTCGTGATGCTACTTATTACTCAGGTGGACTTTTTTTAGATGATATAGATAAGCCATCCGACGTGAAATCATCTCTAGTAATTAGAGAAAAAACGCATGAGTTCTTTTCAAGTACATTAATTACACGTGCAAATAATCCAAAAGCAAATGTTATGAATATCCAGCAACGTATTTGTATTGGGGACATGTCCGATTTTCTTGCGGACGAGTATGGATTCAATACAGTAAAAGCACCTCTTTTTGTTGATGATGTATTGCAATTACCTAAGCAATATAATGATCGTCGTGTCGCTATGATTAAAATAAATATGAACGATTTCGTGGCTCAGTATCAACAATCTCCTGTTATGCAAGGTGGAAATATGTTTAAAAAAGACTGGTTTGAAATAAGTAATGTATTGCCAGAATCTGTCGATTATACTTTTATCGTGGCAGATACAGCATACAATGCAAAACAGACAAACGACTACACGTCATTTACACTTTGGGGAGTTAAAGGAAAACACCCAGATATAAAACTTTATCGTATGGATGCAAGACACGAGAGAATAAACGCTGTTGAGATTGAAGAATGGATTTTACCATGGATACGACAGTGTATGAATAATAAACTACGTTATATTTGGATAGAGCCACAAGGTCATGGAATTTATCTCAATCAACGATTTAAACGTTTAGGATTACCTATACCACCTGAAGAAGATATGAAATTATTTATGACACGTAGTGGTAAAAAATCAGAAGAACGACTGGGGGCTGGAGATAAAATAGAACGCGCTAACCATATTATTCCACGTATTGACAGAGAACGTAAAAATATTGTATTATGTAAATCGTGTCCAGATCATCAAGAATTCATGGATGAGCTTACATCGTTTCCAGACGCTAAGCATGATGATACTGTAGACACATTTATTGATGCTGTAAATATTGCTTTTAATCGAAGTGTTATCGATTGGAGTAAGATATTAGATTAAGGGAAAATATATGAAGGATGTCGTAGAAAATGGATCATTAAATGATTTTCAGGATTCAGTAATAGATGGTGATTATTCACGAGGGGGAACTTCAAGCGTTCGTCGTTGGTCAAATAGTGGCTCACTTATTACATTAAGCGAACAAACATTATTAGGTTATTGGGAAAGAAAAGGATTAGTTCGTACATATTGTGAATTACCTATATCAGATGCATTAAAAGGTGGAGTTGAAATAACGGCTGATAATTTCAATGATGATGTTGCAAATGAATTAGAAGAAATATTTCTTGCCAAAGGTATTGACCCAGTAAAAGAAGTTGCTACTTGGGCGCGTTTTTTTGGAGGAGCAGGACTGATTGTTATCAATAATGGGCTTGAATTATCAGATCCTTTTGTTATAAAAAAAGCAAAAGACGTTGAATTTATAGCTGTTGACAGATGGCGTTTAGGCGGTAAAACAGGCTATAAAAAAGAAGGTGATATTAACGTTTTAATGCAACAAAATAATCTATTTTATTATAAAGAAAAATCAACGACAGTAACAAATGGTGTTGCTATAAATAATGAACGTATTAAACTTATGCACGGAGACAATGCTCCAATTATCACTCGTCAAAAACTAAATGGATGGGGATTATCCATTATTGAAAAAATTCGTGATAATATAGATCTGTACGAACAAACAAATGAACTGCTTTTTGATCTTTTAAAAGAAGGAAAGGTTAATATTGTCAAGATAAATGGATTGATTGAATCTTTATCAGCTGGTGATTTTGATCATGTTGTTAAGTGGACAAAGGCATCAAATCAATTAAAAAAAGCGATTAATACCCTTGTAATGGACTCTAAGGATGATTATCAACAAACACAATCAAATCTTGGTGGTTTTTCTGATATTTTAAATCAAATACGTATTAACTGTGCTGCCGATTTACGTATGCCTATGACTAAATTATGGGGCGTTTCTTCTGCTGGATTTAACAGCGGTGAAGATGATATTGAAAATTATAATGCAATGATCAATTCAGATATTAGACCAGAACTGCGACCTATTATCCAATGGGTTCTTGAGATACTTTGTTATTCTGAACTCGGTATTGAACCTAAAAAATTAAAATTTAAATACAAACCTCTACGTGAAATGTCATCAAAAGATATTGAAGAAATAAATGAAAAAAAACATAAACGATTTATGGAAATGTATGATATGGGATTAATTAGTGAGGTTGATTTAAAAGAAAAATTTAAAAAAGAAGGTTTACTATAGTGAATAACGCTATTCCATCAAAAAAAAATATTATTACTGTAAGAGACGAAATAATGTATGCGTTTGAGGAAATATTATTTGATCCTTTACGTGAAATAACTGGGGTTGAAATTATTTACAATAGTACAGGGCTCGATTCAATAAAAAAAGATATAATGAGTGGAAACGTTATTTTTAAAGATGGAAAGCTACTTGGAAAATTCAGTAGTGATTCACTTAAATATTTAAATGATTTTAAATATCAAGGTGGATACATTGTAACAGATCCAGAATTATTATCTATGCTTGCTATGTTGAGTGTATCTTTTCAAAAATCTAAAGAATCTGCATTACAATTTATTAATACTTTTGAAAAAATAGATTTAGGATTATCTCCAACTCCATTTGATAATTTAATTGATGATGTAATCAAAGATGCTAGAAAAAACGTCAATGAAACTGTTTTGGTTAAAACAGATAATCAAAAGAAAGACTTCTTTGTAGCTACTGAAAAGAGGGGTATTGACTATCTGTCATTAATTTTGTTAAAATTAGGAAATGATTTAATAAGATCTGATAATTATAAGTATATGAAATCTTCATTGGATTTACGTTATTCGCAAACAAAACGTAAAACAATGGTAATTGCAGATGACGGCGGTTTTTATTTTGGTTCAGAAGCTAGAAGACATTTTTATATTAGTCAAGGCATTGAATTTTTTGAATGGAAAACGTGGGGGGATGGAAAAGTTAGACCTTCACATACTGTATTAAATGGGGATATTTTTAAATATAATGATCCGCCAATTGTCGATGGTGAGGCTAGATTACCAGGTGAGGATTATGGTTGTAGATGCGTAGATTTACCAATAAAGAAAGTGCCTAAAATAGAAGGAGGCAAGTTATAAATAATAAAGCAATAAAAAAAATAGGACGTTTTGCACAGCCAGGCTTTTTTAAGTTAGGTGATAAAATGTGTTATTTATCAAATGCAGTAATTGAAAGTGCAATTGATACAGCGGTAGGTGTTCCTATTAATTTGGAACATAATGACGAAAAACAATATGGTGTAGTTGTTGGAGCAAGTAAAGATATCGGATCAGATTGGTATATAGCCGAAATGATGATTACCGATGAAAATATGGCAAATGCACTTAATCAAGCTGATAAGGGTGGGTATAAATTATCGAATGAATACCGTTGCTCTAAAAGGGAAGGCGATTTTATTATGAATGGCGTTCCTTATCAGGTCGAGATTACTCAAATGGCTTTTGAGGGCTTGGCATTCACTAAAACGCCACGATATAACGAGGCGGTAATCTTAAACAGTAAGGGGGATCAAATGATCGTACTTAATGGAAAGGAATATTCTAAAGATTATGTAGCACAATGTATCCAAAATGCGGAACAAGGTGAAACAGGTCTTAAGGATAAACTTTTAAATTTTCTAGGACTTAACGTAGACAATGGATGCGATAAGAAAAAGAAAATGTCTGAAGATGATAAAAAATCTGAAGAAAAGAAGTCTGAAAAGAAGTCTGAAAAAGAAGATGATAAAAAATCTGAAGAAAAAGATAAAAAAGAAGACGTGAAAAATTCTGAAGAAAAAGCTGATGAAAAAGAAGCTGAAGCTGAAGAAAAAATAAAAGAAGAAGACGGTAAAACATCTGAAGAGGTTAAAAACTCTTTGAAGACAGTTGTGCATTCTGATTCTTTTGAATTTGTAGAAAAAACATATTAAAGGAGTAATAATATGGCTTTAAATAACCTAAATACTGAATTACAAAAGGGTCACATGCAAAATACATCAGCTACTTTGCTACGTAACGCTATTGTAAAAGACGGTGAATCTGATTTTTCAGCAGGAGCTGCTGTTAAATTATCATCTGTAGAAGGACGCGTTGAACTTATTGATGCAGTAACTGATATCATTTATGGAATCGTTCCTTATACACCTAAAAAAGACACATTTTCAGCAAAAGATGCAGTGCGTATCGTAAAAGAAAATGCAATCATAGTAATGGAGGCATCAGCAGCAGTAGCTATTGGCGCACAAGTTGAAATGGTTGTATCTGGAATGAAAGTCAAAACAGCAACCGCAACTGGTACACCTGTTGGCATAGCTCTTCAAGCAGCAGCCGCAGATGGAGATCTAATTAAAGTAGAATTAGAAATCTTACGTCCACTAGTAGCAGTAGCTTAATAAGGAGAATAAAAATGACTAAAAACTATAAAGAGCATAATGCTAAGGTATTAAATAGCTTAGATCTTAACGGTGGAGAAGCTATTTTAGCATCAAAAAAAGGTCACGCGTTGACTGTTGAAGTTAAAAATGCCGCTGGTTATGAACAAGATATTTCAACATTGACACAGGTTCTTGCTGAAACTGTTGACGAAGTTGTATATGGTGAAAATATTTCTGATTATTTAAACATTCGTACAGATGGTGGATATGCTGATTCTATTACATATTTCACAGAACGTGCGGTTGGTGATGATAACGGAATTTCTTCATCTGATGGAATTAATGGCACTGGTGATAATGTTGATTTCTTACGTGAAAAAGTAATTGTTCCTATTGACGAATGGAAAAAAGGATATGATGTTACTGATACAGAACTAGAACAAGCTCAAATGGCTGGTAATCGTTCTGCGATCACTTCTAAAGAATTTTCATTAGAACGTGTCAAAAAAGTATTTTTGAATAAACGTGCTTTTGCTGGTGAAGGACAATATGAAGGACTTCTTACATTGTCTACAGTTACAACTGATGTTGCATC